CAGGCAGGCACTGGTGGTATCACAGGCAATGGTACTGCAGGAAACCCTCTAACAGGAAATACGGATGTCCGTAAGCAGTCAGGGATTACAGGAAAAGCGCTTAATACAAGTTTAAAAGGTAACCTATCAGGATACGGAAACGACTACCTAGTGGCAGGGCAGAAGTACGGGATAGATCCTGCTTTTTTGGCAGCTGTTTCAATGCACGAAACAGGTAATGGAAGAGTTACTAATGGTAATAATGTCGGTGGTATGATGGGATCGAAAGGTCTTATGAGCTTCGGAAGTATAGGCGAAGGCATTGATGCTATGGCAAAAAACCTTAAAAAGCTTTATATCGATGATGGTTTAACAACGCCTGAAGCCATTCAGAAGAGGTACTCTCCTATAGGAGCTAGTAATGATCCTAATAACTTAAATAGTAATTGGTTATCAGGAGTTACAGGTTTCTATAATAACCTAGTTGGTAGCTCAAGTGGGTCGTCAACAGGTGATGCCTTTAAGAACTGGAAGAGCAGAATTACCTCCCCTTTTGGTGCAAACCGTGGGGATCACACCCATACAGGACTAGACATTGCAGAAGAGCAAGGGACTACTTTGAATGCCCTACTTAGTGGTAAGATTACTGATCTTAGAGTAGATGACGGTGGTCAGTATGACCAAGACGGCACTAAAAATACTAACATGGGTGGCACAGAGATGGTCATCTCCATGCCTGATGGTCGAAAGTACTCTTACAGCCATATGTCTAAGATTAACCCAGAAATATTAAAGCGGTATGCAGATGGTGATCGTAACATTGGTGTTAATGCAGGGGATTACGTAGGTAATGCGGGAGGTGCTAAGGATGCACCCGGTAGTGGGTATTCCACGACAGGATCACATCTGCACTTAGGGTATAAAGATGCTAATGGTGTTATGCAGAACCCTGAAGATCTTCTGAACTCTTATGGCGTTGGTGATTCAAATATCTTGGGGTCAAAGTCTATCCCTAAGCAAATTGCAAGTGACTATCGGGTTACAATTGACGTCAACCTCATAGGTGACAATGTAGGGCAGCTTAATAGCATGACGGTACAGACGATTAAAGCACTTATTGAACCCTTAGTTCAGCAGGGGATCGAGGCCTACAAGCGCCAGCAGTTGGCTATGAATCCAACAGTAGCGGGGTGGTAACGTGGCAACCTACCTTACGAAGTCAATTAATAAACCTCTAGGGGGCTCTTTTGCTCGGCGCTATGTACCCCTTGTTCAGGTTTCCTTTCACACAGAAACTACCCTGTACCAAGTTAGAGGTATACCAGAGAGTATGCGTACTGATGCAGATCCTACAAATCAGCTTATATCAGTAACTACAACTAAATCACTTAGTTCCCCTGCAGGAACATTTACCATAGTCTTAGCTGGGGATGGATGGTTTATGCCTGATGGACTGCCAAAGCTCAAACCCAACGATCTAGCTGTTATTTATATGGGGTACAAGCCCTTTGGTAAAAGTGTTCTTTGGGTTGATGGAACACTCCATACTTCGGATGAGGACCTAAGCACAGTCATGGTAGGTCTTATTGATACAGTAACACGCACACGCTCTGGTGGTGGAAACGGGGTACAGCCACAGGTAACTACAACGATCACAGGTAGAGACTTCGGTAAACTTTTGATTAAGTCTATGCTTAAGTTTTACCCTGAGCTGAACTGGGACACAACCAAAGAGCAGCACTTCTTCTTAACTCAGGTCGGGTGGGTCACTCTCCTACAGGCGTTTACAGGAGCTGATGCCATTATGGGTAGTCCGGCAAGAATACTGGATACCATCATGCGCTCAATACTCAAGAAGCTAGTGGGAGTTCAGTGGAAAGTATACGACGATAATACCTATGGGTCTTCAGGAGGCCCAAAAACTGCAGAACTCGGAAACCTTCTTAGGTACAGATTTGCAAAAACGGACTTCAGTATACCCTTCTATATGACGGCGCAGCAGTATGAGGGTAGTGTATGGAACCTAATGGAGCGTGTGAATCTAAAACCTTTTACAGAGCTCTTTGTTGACACACGGGACCGCTGGGAAGTTGACTGGGGTAATGGTCATGACAGACAGCTTGTTACTGAAGTCTGTGAAGAATCTAGTGACGAAGCGAAAGGTCAACTATCCGATGAGAAAGGGAAATGGGCCTACCCAGCTACAATGTTTGGTAAAAAAGATGGGGCTCAAGCAGTAGTTACCTTTCGAAATACACCGTTTACAAAAGGGCTTTGGGATAAGCTTCGGAAGCACGAAGTCGATGAAGTAGACATAATCACAGAAACCCTATCGTACTCCGATAACGAAAACTATAACGTCTTCTGGGCTGGTACAACATTAACACCCTTTGCATCGACATTTGACTTAAAAAGAGTAAACCCACCAATGATCAACGAAGAGAACATAAAGCGCTACGGGCTCGGGGCTTTAGAAGTCCAAATTGAGGGCTTACAACTAAGGAAAGAAAACGAAGCCATGCAAACAATTGAGCTAACAGCTATGTCTAAAAGCCAAAATCAAAAGCTTAAGGACTGGTTTGAGCACAACAATGAGTACCTATCAGGAACACTAGAAATGCGGGGTAAGGGAGATTTAAAGATTGGCCAAAAGCTTATACACAGAGCCCTAAACCTAGAGTTTTATGTAGAGGGAGTTACTCAAAGTTTTCAAATATTTGGGGAGTGGCACACAGTAGCCCAAGTTACCCGGGGACGGGTAGTTACTTAAAGGGGTTGATATTATCCACGAGCAATCAGGCTTAGGTAATAAGAAAATACACAGGATGCCCACCTATACGGAAGGCCAAATAGGGCGTGTAACCAGTACGAATGATTATACTAAGTACGGACGCATTGAAGTGATTCTTATCGACTATGGGCAACCTTTCCCTGTTTGGGTTAGTGGGGATGTTGACAGGGAGCCTGTTAGTGGGGACCTTGTGCTGTTAGGCTACCTGCAGGGAAGACCAGATGCGCCTTACATGCTCGGATTTGTCCGTAATGAATCGTATACGGCTAATTTCGTGCTAGTGACGAAGGATAAGATTACAATCCAATTTCCGACGGATCCTGTAGATGTGGAGGAACACCTACTTGATGATGCTAAGAAAGTTAGTCGAATGACTATTGAAGTTACAGCTTCAGGCGTTGTAATTAACGGAGGAACGTCTGGAGTAGCCAGAGTGGGTGATGCTGTCCAGGTAATGGTGCCTGATCACGGTTTATGTTCTGGGACCATTACAAGTGGATCTGACATCACAAAAGCTTAAAGAGGGGGTGAAACCTTGGCCCTAGTTTCTAATGCTACAGCAAGGCTTAAGAAGAATTACCATCAGACTTTCGAAGTCCACGGAAGTGATAATAAGGTTGTAGTAAGGCATACACTACTTCTTAACCCTCAGAGCCTAACACAAGCAGAACAAGCAAAAACTAGTGTAACTCAAACCCTTGGGGGCGTTTACGTTACAGATTTCGGTGAAGGACTTCAGCAAATAACTATCTCAGGGACAACAGGTTATAAGCAGCGGTACAACGATGATGGGGAATTTAGAGATGGTTATGAAGAGTTCAAACACTTCCGAAATGAAGTTTATCGTAAATTTGTCAAAACAAATGACCCAGACTACATGATGTTTTGGTATAATTGGGAAGACGAGGAATATTACAGAATTCAGCCAACCGCATTTCGCCTTCAAAGAAGTGTTTCAGAACCTCTTCTATATCGATATGAATTCTCCTTCACCTGTCTAAACGAAGCGGTCGCGGGATATACCTCAGAAGACATATTAGATACAGGACTAGACTTCGTAGAACTGGGTGAGACTCTTTCCGGTGCAGTATCAGGTGCTACAGAAGCAGTAAACTTCTTAATAAGTAGTGGGTAAGGAGGTGTAATGTCTAATGGCACTTATGGGAAGTACTTTATACCTACCTGAAGAGGAGTTAAACTTTAGGAATTATCCTGAGGTAAGAACTGTCCTACCCTATGTGCAGGAGGTCATAACTTACGCTGCACAAGCTGTCACAGCTATTAAGCAGTATACCAGTGGTGCCTCAGATCGTGTTGATCTTAGTATTGTAGACTTACAGAAGTACACTAAGCTATGTCGTACAGTATGTAGTACCTTAGGAAGTGCAGCTAGTGTGTGCTATGAACTTCTAGCGGAACTCAGGACTATCCAAAACACCCTGCAAACCCTTATGTATATAAAAAATAGGTACGGAAGTCAGTATATAGGGGCACCCGTGAGTCTTGCGACGATTAATAACCCAAATGTTTTGTACTAGGAGCTGAAGTACTATGATCGTAGAACACAGGCTAACGGACATTGATTCTATTCAATCTTTAGCGCTTAAGTACTTAAAAGATGCTACACGGTGGGGGGAGATAGTTGATTACAATAGGCTTAGATATCCTTATATACTGCGGGATAAAGAGTCTCTAAAATCTTTCTTCGGAAGTGGATATATCACAATTACTCGAATTAACTATCAGACCGCGGTTACCATAAAAAAAGGGTGGACCTTCAAAACAAAGTCCGGCCTAATGACAGGAAGTACTGTTCGGGTATTTGAAGTAGTAGAGGACACAATAGTACCTGCTGGAGTACCACAGGCAAATATACCTATGCGGTGCACTGTTCCCGGGAACTTCGGTAATGTTATGAGCTACATGATTACTGAAGTCGGGGATAACACGGCACAGTTTAGTGGTATTCAGTTCCTAGAAATCTATAATGAGTTCAAGTTCTCAGGGGGCCGAACTTTAGATGTAAAAGTAACAGGGGATATTATATACATCCCTACAGAGTATGTAGGAGTCGCCCCTGAGGATGTTGAAAAAACTCTAGAGCTCATTGGTGGAGAAGACTTGCTGCTTGATGACTTAGGAAACCTTGTGATTGAAGAGGGGGGTGACCTAGCCTCTGTGCATGGTTCAGATAATATCAACCATGCAGTAACAGCTCGTCTAAAAACAGAGTTGGGTGACTTGATCCAGCATCCTGGGTACGGAACACCCTACCAAGAGCTCATTGGTAAACCTAACCTTGCCAATAGGACTAAGCTTATGGAAATAGCCGTCTACAGATCACTTGCCCAAGAAAGCAGGATTACAGACATTTCTATTGATCATCTTGCAATAGATGGGACAAGTGTACGCTTAAGCATATCTTACAAGCCCGCTGTAGGTGGAACCCCAGGAAACCTTAGTTTAGTAATATAAAAGTTATAAGGGGGTGATAGCTAGTGGCTTTTGAGCGAAAGTCTATGGAATACCTTGTTAATAGAATGGTCAGTTGGGCGCGGGGTGTTTCACCTAGACTAACGGACTTCCGTGTCGGGTCAAAGACACGAACAATCATGGAGTCTGTGGCTCTTGTAGTAGAGGAACTATATGATAAGCTGTTTCGCGGTCTTCGGCAAATCATCGAAGACAACGTTTACGCTATTTTTAACTTCAGTAAAGTGCCAGTAACTTATACTACAGGAATTGCGACGTTCTCTAGGAGTACACCTGCTGACCAAAACTACACAATAGCTGCAGGGACTATGCTCATGTCCAAAGCTACTGAGTATAACGCCCCTATACGGTTTTATACAAGTGTCGATGTAGTACTCGCCATAGGGACCACGTCTGTGAATGTTGCAGTAGTTTGTGACCTGCCCGGTGTACAGGGCAATATACCTGCAGGAGCACTGACTACCTTTGTGCAGAAGCCCATAGGGGTTGAGGCTGTCACAAACGCTTTAGAGTTTATAACAGGTGAAGAGGAAGAGTCTAAAGAAGCACAAAAAGAACGGTTCCAGCAGTTTTTAGAAGCACAAACCCGAGGTGTACTGCAATCTATTGAGTATGGGGCAAAAAAAGCCAAAGTCCTTAGAGCAGAAACGGGGGACATACTAGAGGAGGTTATGCAAGCACTGGCTACTGAAGACTTACCTGATCGTAAAGGAGAGGTTGACCTTTACATATGCAATGGTATAGGCGCTGCTTCTGATGCTCTAGTAGCTGCTGTAGTTAAAATTTTAGGTGGGTATTACGACGATGCAGGTAATCCAGTCTATGGCTATAAACCCGGGGGTATTCAAGTAAACATCTATTCCGCGCCTATCGTAGCTGTTGTAGTTAAAGTTGATGCTGTAGCTGAAGCCTATACC